CCTAGGTAGCTTACGGGGGATTCTTCTTCTTCAAGCTCTTCTTCTTGTCTTTCACTGGAAGCACGTGGTTGACAGCAGCCTGTACAACCGGATTGATAATATCCGAGTGATTGGAATAAAAAGAGTATAGGGAGCGGAGCCCAGAGGCAATGGTACTAATCAAAGCGAGATGTCCCAGATTTGCAGAAGTTGCAGGATAGGAGACCAGTTCCTTGAACATAGCAATGGACGTTGGGGTCCAAGGATTGGTAAACTCACGTGTGAGAATTTGGGCTGGAGTGTAAAACTCCATTCTCCACGTCGCGTTCACTCGGTATTCAGCGTTAGGGTTAGCCATATGCACTGCAGCAACGAGAACGTTGTCGCTGGATACGCTTTGGATGGGTTGTGTCTCGTAAGACTCAATATCATCCGGCATATACCATGCATAAGCGCCATCTAACAGATTACGCGAGCTCCACAGGTTCTTCTGGGGTAAAGCTTTGATAGTGTCCATCACCTGTCGGACAGAATTAGCAACAAGGACGCTTTTTGGTACTCTACCGATGACTATTTCACCGGCACCATCTAGCACAGAAGCCATGTTGGTTACCAACAAATTCATTGCCGTACAACGATAATGAGTGACTTGACCTTGGTCAATCAATTCACTACTTACTAGATCGTATGACAATGGGGATAGTGTTGGGTCAACATAACCAGCTAGCGTGCCGCTAAACATCACCGTGGCGTATGCCCGCAAAGGAAAAGGGTTGCTTGCTTCATCAAGAGTCTGAATAGCAAACGCAGTCTTTGCGGCGGCCGGGGTGGCGCTATAGATCGGAACAGTCATTCCAGCAGGTACCCAAACGGACGCTGAAACAGTATTGGACACTCCGTTAAATTGAAGCATTCGCATATAACAAGACACAGACGACATCACGTACAGCTCGGTAAGTGAGGCGACATAGTCGACGTTGAAGTAATCATAAGTTGTTCCGCCCACACTAAGTGGTACAGAAGCGAGTTCCATCACGGGATTGCGTCCCTGCAAACCCACTCTTATTATTCCTTTCAGACAAGTTCCGGAGGCGGAGCTAGGTTCTAGAGGAACAGAAGGAGCGGTGTGCAGGTCCAATCTTGCCGTGCCGGCGGAAGGCAGGCGCGGTGTGGTTGTTACGGAGACGTAACTCGCAAATGGCTCAGGAGTGAGCACGGCTATTGAGTAACCATCAACGGTGTCATTGTATGAAACATCTTTCGATTTAACAAAAGTTGCCTTGCATAGTAATTCAGGGGACAGCGAAGGGGCATAAACTTGTTTCGCCTCATCGTTAGGAAGCATGGAAGACCATGCCAACTCACGTTTGGTAGCTTGCGAATACAAGTCTTTAAATCTTTTATCATTAGCAGAATTAGCAGAATTTCTCGAATTCATTGTTGGGTAGACCTAAATCAAAGGTTGGTTGAAGTCTAACCCCCCGTGATAATAACGTTTATCAGAGCCTACGGGGTGCTTTTAAGGACATCCCAGGTCCATGGGCCAGTGTTTCTACACGTCCGCTGATAAGCGGGCATGTTGGTACTTACACTTGTCACCGTAAGTACATTTGCCGTGCAACTCGTCACGGCAAATCCCTTTAATATCGTGCAGAAACTTGCACTCACTTCCCCTGGTGCACTTGCCACCATGAAAGTGGCGTTTGCACACCGGGAATTCAGCATCAGGAGGCCTTGGCGCGGCATCCTTCTTCCTAGTGGGTGATTTTGATGCACCCTCTGTAGGTGCGGGGGCTGGCTTCTTAGTGGTAACAGCTCCCTCTTTCTTAGGGGCAGGAACTGTTTTCTTAGTGGGCGTAGCAGAGGGCTTGGGCTTAGTGTCAGTCGAAGGCTTATGGGGTGTGAACTTCGCAGCTGGTACAGCTTTCTTCCCAGAGGACTCATTAGGGGGATTCCTCTTGTTAGGGTGCTGATATTTCTTCTTCTCCTCATCTTTCT